CCGAGTTCTGTCATTCCCGGGTCGAGTGAATCTCTCGTCTGTTACTTCACCGATGAAGACCACCGTCAACTTTGCGGATTATCTGGACTTTGGCGCTAGATTCTGGAAACAGATTCCGGCGACCTTCAAGCCCTTTGATCCGAGATGGAGACCTTACGCCATCACAAAGTCGGCGCCTGGTACTGGTAGCAAAACCGGTTTGGCAACCAGCGCTGCAGCGATCCCTTCTGCTGCCTACACTCTTCGGAGAAATCCGGAGGTGTGGAAAGCTTTTACGGATTGGTGCAACGCCTTCCCTAGACTTCAACAGGCCGTGGTGGCCGTTGAACACGGTTCTAACTTTGTTACTCAAGGAAATCCGGGCGGAAGCCTGGGTAAACTTGGGTTCAAAGAGGAATCGGCTGGGAAGATTCGAACGTTCGCGATGGTTGACTGGTGGACTCAGATGGCTCTCTCGCCTCTCCACGATTGGCTGTTCTCCGTTCTTCGGCAATTGCCGATGGACGGGACTTTCGATCAAGGAGGAGCGATTAAGTACCTGAACCACTATGTCTCTGGGCACAAGATTAACCGAGTAGATTCGTTTGATCTGACGGCTGCAACGGATAGAATTCCCGTGCATCTCCAAGTGGTTGTCCTTGGATCAGTCCTAGGATGGCCGCAAGCTGATGCTTGGGCAAGACTATTGGTTAACAGAGACTATTTCCTTCCAGGTGAAGTTCCCGGAAGTGTCCCTGCCTCAGCCTTACCCGAAAAGGTACGGTATGCGGTAGGACAACCGATGGGGGCTCTCTCCAGTTGGGCGATGTTAGCCATCACGCACCATTGGTTGGTGCAATTGGCAGCTAACCGCGCAAGTCACCTAAGTTGGTTTTCCGGCTATGCGGTACTTGGTGATGATCTGGTGATTGCCGATCGAAAGGTCGCTGATCAATACCTGATCCTATGCCAAGAGCTAGGCATTGGAATCGCCCTTCATAAGTCTCTACGGTCTCGGAACGGAAGTTTCGAGTTCGCTAAGAGATTCATTTGGGGTGGTAAAGATGTTAGCCCTGTCTCCCTTCTGGAGACAGAGGTTGCGAGTCGAGACCTTCGGACTCTCGGTGAGCTTATCCGAAAGAACCCAGCAATGCGGCTTGCCGATGTTGCTGCGTTCCTAGGGTTTGGTTACCGGAATCTGGGGGGTCTGACTAATCGATTTGAGGTTCTCTCACATCGGTTGGTCGGTCTGCTCGGCTTCTTAGCTATGCC